ATTGCCTTTCATGGGTCCAACAACGTAGTCATTGCCGGTGGTTGCACCGCCAATTCTAGCTGAAAAAGCATGAAAGGATTGAGGGTCCATACCCTCAATATTTGCAGACGACACAATACGACCGTGACCTGGGAAAAGCCCCAGTTCAGCGGAAGTACTAGCCGAAACGAAAATAACATCTTCGTGGGTTGTAGTGACACACAAAGAAGAGTTGCTAGGAACTACGTTCCCAACACCTGCCATACCCTTTGTGGCCCGACACCCAAAGGGGTCAGAGACACATCGAGCATAGCTGGACATATCACGACAGCAATTGGCCTTAACCGTTTGCTGTGGTTTCGCAGCCCGCTTTGTTCTAGCAGGCTGCGTTTTTGGCTTCTGAGAAGCCTTTTTAGAAAATGTCATTTCACCCTTTGCGAGAGCAATTTGTTTTGCCTCGCTCTTGGCGATTTGATCCAATTTCTTGAAAGTGTTTTGCGCAACGGTGTGTTTAGTTTCACCTTTGGGCATATTTATTCGATTAAATTTTGAGTAAATATCAATATTTACTGGGTGTTGTTTCGGGCTGTACGCTCCAGCCCACCCATTGTAAAAAGCGAACAACGTCATCCTTCGAAACGGTAGAATGAGGTCGGTTGAGATGTCTAATCTCAGTAAGAAAACCGTCGTACTCAAGCGGGTCGAACCCCTTGGACAGAAGGCGATAAAGCATTCTAGGCCAAGTGGTAGGTACAGCTACTCTAGGAGAGACAAAGAGATGTGAACAGAAATCAAACGGATAGCCACGCTTACTATCAGTCAGGGTGAAGCCCCAAGACTGGTAGAGGGCGGAGCGGGCATCATCAAGGCCGGGGGGACCGTCTTCGACGCAATCATCACCCATGGTCATTGCATGAACCTCTTTAACTTCTGGATTAAAAGAAAGATCAGCAGTGGCCGCGAGCGTGAAACGCATCTTGGAGTTGCCTTGAGCAGTCTTGCGACCGCCGGATTTGACGATGCCGGGTCTATGCTGGGCAAGGACCTGACCGTCGGAAGTGACGAGGAGAGTCGAAGCGAGCGCTAAAGTCTCGTTCCGAATCATATTGGCGTAGCGCGGATCAGCGCAAGGCCTGGAATCAATGGTTAGATCTGCTTCGAACTTGAGTAAATCATAGTTAACGGAGAAGTCCCAACGCTTGACATCATTGCTTTCGGGGTCCTGAAAATTTGAGACAAAATGCCAAATATTTTCGGTGCCATCATCGGTAAGAGACATTCCCGGTTTTGAGGGGACGGTATCTACCAAAGAAATTTCGGCATCTATCTGTTCCTGATAAAGGACACCAGAAGCAATGGAGTGGACAAGGGAGACGCTTATGATAAGACGAAATCTCCCTTCCTCTATCTTAGAGAGCTTATGAGGCTCATCCTTGACAAAGATCCTGGAAAGGTTGCAAATGCCCCTAGTGTAGAGTTCGAGAGGGGTAAGACCTTCGCACTCCACATAAGGGACATCGCGCCAGTTGATGAGCTGTTGTAAAACACAGGCTACCAACCAGTCACAATCTTTTGATACAAGCTCTAAATTGGTTGAGTAAAGAGCAGTGAATGGGTATCCGGGAGAACCGGACATATT